CGCTGGTACTTACCAAGCAATCTATGGTAGAAAAGTATGGTCGCAACTGAACCAAGAGTTCAATGCGTTCTCTATTCTACCAAAGAGACCTTGGGACCGTTCTGGATGGCGTGTAATTACTGGAAAGCCTAACGGCGGTGCTCTACACGGTGGAGTTGCAGAAAACGCAACACTACCTGAGACTGTAAAGCCTACTTTCCAGCATGTTGCAGCAAAGCCAAAGACCATTGCTCACACATTCGATATGTCTGAGACAGCAATCTTCCTTGCAGACAAGGATGACGGTCTTGGTGACATTCGTTCAGTAATGAAAGAAGAGATGGGTAAGCACCACGCAGAAATGGTAAACAAGATGCTTCTAACAGATGCTTCTACCGTTGCTGCTAACAACTTCGAGTCTTTGGATAGAATTACTGTCGGTAACAACCAAATGGCTGCTGGTACTCACTACGATGCTGGTGACGAAGATATTTACTCAATTGACCGAGACAATAACACTTGGGCTTTTGCTGAAGATAACGCAGACGCAAGCAGTGCTAACAGGAACCTTTCTTTGGACCAATTAGATACACTTTTCCAGAACATCTGGGAACGTGGAGGAAATCCGAAAGTTATTCTAACTGGATATGATACTCTAATGAGACTACAACAACTATTGCAGTCACAACAGAGATTCATGGAAGAGAAGAGAGTTACACCTACTTACAACGGAGTAAAGGGTGTACCGGGAATCGAGGCTGGTTTCATTGTTGCAACATACAACGGTGTACCAATCATTCCTTCCAAGGATGTACCTAAAGACGGAATCAGTAGAATGTACTTCTTAGATACAGACTACGTTTACTTTAGTACAGCAATTCCAACACAGTATTATGAGAGTGGTATCGAAACAGGTGACCCATTCGCAATTAACAGACTGGGCCAAGAAGGACTATACCGAACCATGGGTGAAGTATGGACTACTTTCGTTGGTGCTCATGGTAGTGTGAGGGACCTACAATAAACAGGAGATGATGAAATATGGCAATTACATATACAACAAGCGCGAGTGCGGTATTTACAGAGGATTTCGCTCTGGACTTATACGCAGGAACATCAGTAGACGACACAGCATGGTTAGACGGCGGAGCAGCAGCGGATTCATATCCCGGCTCTCTTGACGGATTCCAAGCAAAAAACAGTAACACAACAAACGCAACAGGTGGTGCAAAGTTAGTATGCGGTAGATTCACTACAGCACTTGCTAATGATGAAACCCTTACTCTAAGTGGGGACGCTACAAAAATTAAGGCTGTAATAATTGGAGACAATTCTACAGCAGCAGCAGGTGTAACATTAAAACAAGCAATCAGCAGTGCTGGTGTTGCTACTTTCAAGGTTACATCCACATCTGATGCATTAGTTACATGCTGGATGATTGTAGAATAAGGTGGATAAAGTATGCCGACTGTACGATATAATGGCCCTTCTTTCTATAGAAGAAGCCCTGATGCGTATAGCCCGGACTTTACACGCGGAGAAGTAAGGGAAGTAACTCAAGCATGGGTTGACGAGTTCAGCCGATACTTAGTTACCCCTTATTTCACCGTAGAAGGAAGTGAAGCAGTTCACAGAGACGAAGGAAATGATGGTATACCTGACGCTTCATGGCGTCGGGGTGCCATTGTCAAATGGCTCGGTGAACAAGGAGTAGACTTGTCCGGCTCATACAGAACAAAAACATCTCTTTTAGCAATGGTAGATTCTCATCTAAACCCGCCTATAGTAGAACCAGAAGTTATTGAAGAACCAGTAATAGAGGAAGAAGTTATAGAAGAAGTTATAGAAGAACCCGTTGTGGAAGAAACAACAGATAATAATATGGAGTGATAAATTATGGCATTTGAAAGTACAATAGACACAAGACCGCATTACATTGGTGACCTTTTAATGGTTACTGGAACTTTTACTAATGGCGCTGGAGACGCTGGTGGAAACATCGACTTATCTTCAATGTTAGCAGGAATAGTAGGGGCTGGCGCAAACGCTGGCTCTTCTACTGCTGGCTCAGGTGCTGGAGAAGACGGAGTTTTCTCCCTCATCAACGGCTCTACATTAGTAATACAAAGTGTTGCAGGTCAAGATGGAACATGGTACGCATTTGGTCGCCGCAATTAAGGCGGTGATTAAGTGGCTAACATAGCAACATCGTACAAAATTATTGGACCCTTTTCCCCAAAAGAGTTCAGTGATACTACTACATTGGCTGCTACAATAAATACGGCTGCTGGAACTTTGGGAGAGAGTAGTGATACTAATACTTTCATTGATTCAGTGCCGTTTTTAATGTTAGGTAACGTTTACATAAAATTATCATGGGTGGTGAGTTAATGGCTTCAATAGACCCTAAGTTCAAAATTGTTGGACCTTTTAGTCCGAAGCAATTTACTGATACCACTACCCTAGCAACTACTATAGATACAGCAGTAGGTACACTAACTGGTGCTTCAAGCACTACTAGTTTAATAGCGGCTGAACCTGTAATAGTTTTAGGACAGGCATTTATTGTCTTGACCTATGTATGAGGTGTCATACATGGGATTCGAACTCCGTGAGATGGACATTGAGGACTTAGACGTTGCTCAAAAAACAAATGTTCGTTACTCATCTAGTATAGGTGAGGGTGAGGTTTTCGATACGCAAAAACCATTAGCAGGAGTGGTATCACAGCAGCGACAACGAAATAAGAACATTGGAGATATTCTAAATATCGGTTCTGGAACTCGTTGTCGCTACTGTGGTTTCTTGCATTTTATGTTTAGAGAAACATGCGGAGCATGTAACAAACCAATGGAATATAACATGGCGGAAAGGAGTGAGGAGGCAAGAGAGTAATGCCACAAGTATTCAGTCCGGGTGAAGCCGAAACACGACCTTTAGACCCTGATGCTATTGTATATACAACTGCTCAAAAAGTAGCAGACTTATTAGAAATAGGACCGCAAACAGAAGTTGCAGTTGCTTCAGATAGCGATGCTGATGGGGTATATATAACGGGAGCAGATTACAGAAATTGTGGTTGGGCTGTTGGTGATACAATCCTTATTTATTCAGATGCTGACCCTTTAGGTATAGATAGAACTATTTCATCTATTACCACTTCAGTAAATGGGGTTAAATTAAATTTCACAAGTAGTATTACGGCTGCTGATTATCAATCGGCAGATAATACCTATGTTCAAAATCAAGCCTCTTTTACTAACGGAAGAACAAGAGGTGTAAAGCGTTCTAAAGTTGAAGAACTCATAAAAAGATGTCAAGATAGGATAGATAATATTACTCATAATTCTTGGAGGCCAAATCTGGTTTCAGCAGAATATATCAATTTTGACACCTACAAACCATATAGGAGACGATATTATACAGATTATGTCGGTACAACCCCCCTATTGTTCCGTAATGTTCAGCAAATGTTGCGTATAGAATTGTGGCAAGGAGACGATTACAGAGAAATTGGCTCTGCTGAAGCCCGTATCAAAATACCAGATTCATTAGCCGGTGGTACTTTATCTGGTAAAATTATACTTTCTCCGGGTAATGGTACAACTGCTGAATTAAATATAGATACTGCTACTTCTGCTTGGAGAGCAAGTTTTGACAAAATTACTACCGCACAAAATCTTGCCGATTTAATCAACAAAGAAGATAGAATAGGAAAAACCGCATTGGCTTTTGAGCCAGCCTTTACTCTTGAAGGTAGTACTGATAATGTAGCAGTTCATAATGAGTTTTTGGCTACTGCTAATTCTGATTACGGTACTGGTATAGTAAAGATAAGTAGTATGAGAGCCACACAAGCAGGAGAAAGTTGTAGTATAGTTTGTACAGTACCGGGTGTGACAATTGAACAAACAACAAAGGCTACTGCAACTTTTGTAAGTATTGATTCGACCACTGTTACAATAAGTAAAGTAGACGAAGATGGTAACGTAGTAGATATACCAACATCAGCATTTGTAGAGGCAGGAGTAGTTCTTGCAAGTAACGGAAAAGCCTTTAAATATGCTGGAAAAACCGATACAACATTCCTTAATTGCGCTGATGTTATATTAAATAGTTTAACAAGTCTTTCAGGTACTACTCTTGAGCAAGACTCTTTTGTTGTAGATTTACAAGGAGGTAGTGCTAGTGGAGACCAAGGTAGATTGAGAGATTGGTGGTTAGACCATGAAATGGGAATTATCTATTTCAATAACTCATATCCTTTCTTTGAGTGGAATGCTGTAAAAGTTTCATACATATATGGAGAGCGATATTTAGAGAAGGCTATAGAAGATATCTGTACTAAGATGGTCGCTATTGATTTATTACTTTCAGATGATAGAAGCGTGTTGATTCCTGAAGGTACACAAAATGTTGATTTAACTTCTAAAATCCAACTTTATCAACAAGATATTGATAGAATGCTTCCTAGATATATAGAGGTGGTGGCGTTCGTTTGAAGCCATCAAGAGAAACTAAAATATTCTTAAAACAAGTTAGTGATGCTTTTGCTAATGATGAAGAAACACAAAAACAGTTGAAAGAATTTATTTTACAAGAATCTGAATACAAGGATAGAATCAAAAGACAAGAGTACGGTTTAGCACAAATAAAAGAAAACACCGATGGTAGTTTTGAAGATTTAGATGGTAATCCTGTTTCTGAAGAATATAAGAATACAGTAAACGAGTTTGTAGATAAAAGAATGCTTACAGAATCACCGGAGTTAAGAAAGAGTAATATTGAATACCGTGGTGGTTCTATTGTACCTGATACGACTTATTATTTGAGGGAGGTGGAAAAAATTGGTAGCGACGTGGCTAGAAGGAATAGATTTAGTAATTAAAACCCTGCAAGATAACTGGAATAGGGGTAATACTAACGGCATCAAACCGATAATAGTAGATATGGCTGAAACTGCTCCAGAGAGAGGTAAGCGTATAGATTTGAAAAAACATGATTATATTTTTGTTTTTGAGACAGCCCATAATGAAGAGACTCCAGAAATCCTTTATGATTTTGTAACTACTAGAATTAATATTACTTTAGACGCTCGTACTATGAAAAGTAGAAAGCAACAGCAATTGATGGAAAATGAAATCAGAAGATGCGTCCATTTAGTAAGAAATGGTGATGGTGTAAATCATGATAGAATGGTTTACAAAACTCGTACAGATTTATCAGATAGAACCAAATTTATCTTCAGAACCACGTTTCAAGTAGAAGTAGTTATCTTTGCTGAACTTATCCCATGAGGTGTTAGTATGCCGAGCCGAGTGTATAAAGGAGATTTGACCGAAGTAACATTCGGTCACGAAAGTGGAATTGACCTACCCCATGACTATGATTCATCTTTTCTTTTTAGAGCGAAAACAGGTACTCGTGATTTAGATAAAGACACTTCAATTATTACTTTCAGTGGAGGCACAGGAATTGTTGATTCTGGTGTGTTAAAATCACCAGTAGGAATGCTTGTGGGGTCAAAAATTGCTTTTACAAATCTTCAAGGTACTAATTTTTTAACTGCTGATGATTATATGAAATCTGGTAGAACATTCACAATCATCAAACACGCTGTGGTAAGTGGTGCTACAGAGTTAACCATAACTCCTGCTCTAAAAACAGACCATAGTAGCGGTAACAAAGATTCTGTAGCGAATGAGTTTATGCGTATTTTACCATTTTCTACACCCTCTATTGATACGCAAATGTCATACGACTCTAGTGCTCTTCTTGCAAAAGAAAGGGTTTTAACAGACCAATTTGTAGGATTAGTAAGTACAGTAACTTTACCTGAAACTAAAGTCGATTTAAAGAGATACCATGTGGTTGGTTTGGGAAGAGATGTTGCTGTTCAAGTACCCGGAAGATTCCTTAATTTAGATGGCTCTTTTGAATGTAATATTCACAACGCTAGATGGTTATATTATTGCCTTGGTAATGAAGCAACGAATGTTTCTGCTGCCACAGAAGAAACAGGTGGTGCTAGTTTTATTTCAGGAGCGATAGAAGTTGGTGATTCTAGTTTTACATATTCTGGAGGCTCTAGCGCCCCAACTTTTGATTCAGTTCCTGTTGCTGCTGGTGATTACGTGATAATAGCCGATGAGAACACAACTGATATTAAAGTTCATAGAGAAACAGCAAGTGATGGTACTTGGCCCGCGCAAGGCGCTAATAGTATAATTTCTAAAGCAACAAAGCAAGAAGTAAGAAGAATAGTACATATTCAAGATACTGGTAGTGGTGTTGGGAGAATATGGGTAGACGACCCATTTAACTTTGCACATGCTAACACTACTTCTATAAATTTTAATAGATTTCAAACAGATTCATCTAATGGCTCACCTCACTTAACACCCTCTACAGGAAGTCTAGTAAACCCTGTAGAAAGATTAATTTTTAGTCGAACTACAGTACCTTCTTTTGCTATGGAAGTTAGCGTAAGAAGAACTGATGCAGATAGTGATGAAGGTACTTTTGATGGTGGGGTTTCTGATTCTAAACAATTAACTCGTGTATTTAGAGGTTGTAAAGTAAAGAACTTTTCAATGGTGGCAGATACTGATGCCGCATTACGTCTATCAGTTGATTTTGATAGTACATTAGTTTACACTGATACTGGTCGTCTTGAAGGAACAAAAGGTGATAGATACGACACTCACAGGTTGTTTGAAGATACTGCTAATAACGAAGTAAAAAGAAAAGAAGCGGGTATCGCAAAAAGAACACAAAAACCTTTTATGTTCTATAATGGTACAATACAAGTTGCAGGTGTACAATTAGGTCAAGTAGTTTCTTTCACGCTAAATGGTAGTACAGGTGTACAACAATATTACACAATTAACGGCGCTCATATTGCAGACGCCGAGACAGACCAAGTACCATTTGCTGGAACAAGAAACGCTTCATTAGCAGTTGAGGGTAAAACCGAATATGATTTAGAAATGGAAATAATAGT